ATCGGTTAGTTTAGATTCGGTTCAAGAAACCAATGCAACCGCAGCAAATGCAATTTTAACAGCCGCTTTATGGTCAAATACTGCTGCCATTACATCAATAAAAATTGCACCTTCCAGTGGAAACTTTACGCAATACTCAACCGCCTACCTATATGGAGTCAAGTCGAGTTAACGGCTATACTTAACCTATGCCATATAGCAACGATTACCCTTGCACCGTAGAAGGTTGCGAACGCAAGCGCAGAACTAAACTTCATTGTCCAACGCATAACGCTAGGTTTAAGAAGTACGGGGATCCGTTAGGTAAAGCAAAGATTGACTATCGCTTTGACCATCATACCTGCACCATAGTTGGGTGCGATAAGAAGCACGCAGCTAAAGGGTTATGTCAAATGCACTATAGACGTAAAGCACTTTACGGTGACCCGTTAATAATTAAAGGTAACCCAAGGGTTCCAAGAGTTGCAGTTACTGGTACTGGATATATCAATGTGTATGAACCAGAACACCCAAATGCTGCTGGTAATGGGTTTGTACTTGAACATAGAAAAGTAATGGCTGACAACCTTGGTAGAGCATTGCTTCCAAACGAAACTGTTCATCACCTTAACGGAGATAGGACTGATAATCGTTTAGAAAATCTTGAACTCTGGTCTAGTTCACAGCCAGCAGGACAGAGACAAGAAGATAAAGTTAAATGGGCATTAGAGATGATTGCCTTGTACGCACCACATCTATTAAAGGAGACAGAATGAGTAATCCAACACGAATCGAAATCGACTGCGAAACAGGCGTGGAGTCAATTATTGAATTGACAGACGCAGAAGTAGCGCAGATGCAAGCAGATGCTCAAGCAGCAGAAGCACGCAAGGCAGAAGAAGATGCAGCCGCAGAAGCAGCAGCAGCAGCCAAGGCATCAGGTCAAGCAAAGCTCGCAGCACTCGGCTTAACTGCTGACGAAATTGCAGCACTGTCTAACTGAAGACCTGTTCCCGCTAGCGCGGGATATTGATGATGCGGTAGACCAGTCGGAATTACAAATATACTAAGGAGTAGATAATGCCCTATGGCTCAGATGTGACGGAAGCAATTCCGTATGTTCTTTCCAACCCTGCGGGATCTACTTCTTACACTCCAACTGGACCAGCATACGAGGTAGCCTTCGCAGCGCTGCCATTCTTTCTTGCTGCATCCGATGAGCAACCTTATCGCCGTGTAACTGCTCAGTATCGTAAGCAACAGATTGACCAGACTCGTGAACCTGGTGAGCAGACGCTCACCGGTTGGTGGGTTAGAAGTCAATCCTCGTTCCACTTAGGAGCGGGGATTAAGTATTTCGAGCCTATCCAGGAAGAGTCACTGCGCTTTCAGTACACAGAATCTAAAGGTATAGATGTCTGGACTAGAGGACAGGCAACACTGCTTAACGATACAGCCAGCTTCTATGCAGGCGCAGCACCTGCTCAGTTAATTGGTGTCAATGATGGCACCAATGACTGCATCTTTTTTACAGATGGAACTGATCTAAAGAAACAAGCAACATCTGCTGGCTCACCTACCACTATTGCTCAAGCAGGCACAGCCTCAACTATCTACAGCCTTACTACTAACGGTACCAGTTATTACTTTATCAACGGTACCCACGTTCACAAGGGTTCAGTCGGTGCTACACCTGCCGATACTGAAATCTATAATGCTTCTAGCACCACTCGTGCCACTATCCGTTATGTAAAGCAGCGCCTCATTGCTGCTATTGGCAACGTTATCTATGAATTAGATGCTACAAGAACTTCTTCTACGGGATTACCTACTGCTCTATACACCCATCCTAACGCTAACTGGGTATGGTCAAGTATCTCAGAAGGACCACAGGCTATCTACATCTCTGGCTATGATCCTAATGGAACTTCATCATCTGTATTTAAGATTGGCCTAGATGCTACAACTTCTAACGCTCTAGGTTTCCCAACGTTGGAGACACCTACTGTCATTATTGATATGCCAAGTGGTGAACGCATCAATGACTTTGATGTATACCTTGGTACATATGCAGTACTTGCAACCAGTGCTGGCTTTAGAGTTGGCGTTGCTGACGCAACAGGAGATGTCCAGTATGGGCCACTGCTCTATAGAGATGCTGCCTGTACTTCTATTGCCTTCAAGGACAGCTATGCCTATCTTGCAACAAAGGTAGACGGTGAGGCAGGGTTAGTTCGTACTGACCTATCGACAACTGTCATCGCCAGCGCTCTGTATTTCCCTTGGGCTTGGGACCTTATTGCAACTGGTACTAGCGCAACTGCATCTCAGGTTGCCTTCTTTGGTAACTCAGACAGAGCAGCATTTACTACAGGTAATAACGTATGGGCTGAGGCTACAACTTTAGTAGCAACAGGCTACCTGCGTACCGGTTATATCCGATACAACACACTTGAAACTAAGATTTACAAACTGCTACAGGCTCGTATTGATACGACCAATGGTGGCATTAGCATCCAGTCTATTGACTCAACAGATACTGAGTACTCTATCGGTGTATTCTCGCAAGGAGAGACAGTACCTGAGATTAACGTGAACTACCCAACTACTTCACAAGAGTACCTTGGCTTTAAGTTTACTATCTCTAGGTCAACTAGCGACTCTACCAAGGGGCCATTGTTTACTGGCTACCAGTTGAAGTCATTGCCTGCGGTACCACGTCAGCGCCTGATTCAGTACCCAGTATTTTGCTATGACCACGAGAGTGACAAGTTCAGCAACGAAGTGGGCTACGAAGGATCAGCCTACGCACGTATGTCTCAGCTAGAGCAGATTGAAAACGTGGGTGACACCATCCGCGTTCAAGACTTTAGAACAGGTGAGTCATACCTTGGTATCATCGAAGAGATGGACTTCATCAACAAGACCCCAGAAGATAAGCGCTTCTCTGGCTTTGGTGGAACGCTCCTAGTAACTATAAGGACGGTCTAATGCAGCTCCAAGATTATGCAACATTAGCAGTAGCAGTAATAACAATAGTTGGTGGCTTTGCTACTGGAATTAGATGGATGGTTAAGCATTACCTAAATGAACTTAAACCCAATTCTGGCAGCAGTCTCAAAGATTCCGTCTCAAGATTGGAAAGACAAGTTGAAGAAATTTATCGTATTCTTCTTACTGGCAACAAGTCTTAGCGGATGTGCTCAATATCAAGGATGGGTTAGATATCCGTGCCAAGTATACGAGAACTGGGATAACCCAGAATGTAATCCGCCTCAATGTGTTTCAACAGGAACTTGTACAAAAGACATTCTTCCGGAGGATACCTTCAATGGCTAGACAAAGGTTTACTAACGAGCAGTTAAAGGCTCGACTGATTGTATTTATCGGAGTGATCCTAGCTCTGGTATTTCTAGGTTCAGTTTTTGGAATACTTTGGGCTTTGATATTTGTAACTCAACCGCTAGGTGAACAAGCCCCGAACGACAGGGCTTTTATTGAATTGCTAACTACGCTGACTGTATTCCTTACAGGAAGTCTGGGAGCAGTACTTGCAAGCAACGGACTTAAGGATAAGAGTAAGGATGACAATGGGCCAGCGTAAAGAATTTATTGAAACTGCTAAGGCAGAGGTCGGAACTATTGAAGGACCTAAAGATAACGAGACGAAGTATGGAGCCTTTACCAAGTCTAACTTCTTGCCTTGGTGTGGCAGTTTCGTCAACTGGTGTGCCAACGCAGTGAATCTAAAGATCCCTAATTGCGTATCAACAGTTGCTGGTGCAACTGCATTTATGAAGAAGGGTCAATGGGAAGCAGCAGATGTAGCAGTCCCACTACCAGGAGATATCGTGTTCTTTGATTTCCCAGGAGATTCGTTATCGCGTATCAGTCACGTTGGCATTGTCGTTAAGGATAACGGCGATGGCACAGTTACCTGTATCGAGGGCAACACTGCTCCCGATAAGAAGGGTGACCAGCGAAACGGCGGAGAAGTTTGCCGCAAGGTTCGTGCATACAAAAAGAAGAATGGTTCCAAACTACGTAGGTCACAAGCTGTGTCCATCGTTGGCTTTGGTAAGCCAGTCTTCAAATCATAAGGAGAAAAATGAACACAACTAAGTTAATCGCAATCGCTACAACTTATGCTCGTGCAGCAGTACCAGCAGTGGTAGCGCTCTACGCAGCTGGAGTTACAGATCCAAAGACATTAGCTTACGCTTTTGCATCAGCCTTTATTGCACCAATTTGGAAGTCACTTGACCCAAAGGCAAAAGAGTTTGGTCGTGGTGCTAAGTAATTAGCCCATAAGCGCGAGGCAACAGAAGGTCGGTCCCTACGGGGATCGGCCTTCTTTTTTTATGCCTGAAAATAGTTAGAGCGACTGTCCCCGTTTAGGTGAGTTTTGAGGCGGTGACAGTTTGCACAGAGCGTCTGTAGATTAGACGGGTCACTGTTGTACCGGTCACCGTCGATGTGGTCGACGTCGAGCTGACTGATATGTTCTGGCTTGAAGCCACAGTGTTCGCATTTGTCCTTACGGTGTACCGAATTGGGATACCTGAAGCGTCTATAGACTGCGTGGCATTTGTATTTGTTGTGCGCTTTGTCTTGCCTAGAATCTCTAAGGTTGACTTTGGTGGGACCACAGACTGAGCATATGCCAGTCCTGGTCTCTTCGTTAATCTGTGAAAGTCTGTGCTTCATCACGATCTGGGGGACAGGGTACAGTTACCAAATTACCGCAAGAGAAACAGGTTGCATCTAATGCGTACCAAACTAGCTCGTAGTCCTCAAAGGATGCTGCGACGTTGAATACCATAGACCCACACGTACATACGTGAACGGGTCCTAACTGTCTTAAATCGGCCCCGAAAGGCTTAGGAAGGCCATAGTATGGGTCCTTAACGGACCTGAACTTTCGCAGGGTTGGTAGACGGAGCCGCATAGTCGGGCCTCCTGTCTCGGCCCTCTAAGGGCCGCTACCGTTATTCGCCTTACGGCTCATATTGTAATCAAACACAGCTTGGTATGTGTCTTGCGACACGCCGTAGACTGGTAAAGTATTCCTATGACAACACTCGTGGGTATCCAAGGCTCAGACTTCTTGGTAATGGCAGCCGATTCACAAATCACTGACGGTGATCAACGCATCATCTCGGTAGAGACACCCAAGATAGTATCAACGGGTAAGTATCTACTGGGTTTAACTGGTGACTCACGTCCAGGTGACATCCTTGCCTATGCGTGGAAGCCACCGCTTTATCGTGGTGAAGACCCAACCCGCTTTATGGGTAGCAGAGTACTGCCTAGTATCTCAGCTGCGTTCAAAGAGGGTAACTACGAGGTCGATAACAAGGAGATGAACTTCTCGTTCTTGATAGGTTTCAACGGCAATATGTTTTCTATCGGTGGTGACCTGTCGTTTAACACATCTGAGCGTGGACTATTCTCGGCAGGCTCAGGTGGAAATTATGCCCTTGGGTACTTGTATTCTTTGGAACCTAAGTCTTACAATAAAGTCTTAACAGCAAGTGTGGTAGCGGAGAAGGCGGTCAGGATTTCATCCTTACTGGATATCAATACACACCCACCAATTCAGGTAGTAGCACAGACAAGGAATGATAAATGAAAGAGTTGATTCTAGTAGCAGGATTTAGTTTTGTAATGGGATTTGTCGGTGCTTACTGCTTTGATACTTTCCTACAATGGAAGGATGACCGCAGATGGCGATAGAAGATCCGAAAGAATTACTACTGCACGTACTGCACGCTAAAGATGCAAGTCGTGACCGTAGCCTACAGACAGAGGTAGGTCCATCAGAGATAGGTGGATGTAAGCGCAAAGTATGGTACAGACTAAACGCACAACCACATACCAACGAGAACCAATCTAAGTTGGCTGCCATTATGGGTACTGCTATCCACGCAGCTATCGAAGAGGCTATCGGAGCATTGGACCCTGAAGGTAAAGAATACTTGGTGGAAACTGAGGTTGCCTTTGGTGATATGAAAGCACACGTGGACTTGTTCGTACCTAGCACCGGTGCTGTTATTGACTGGAAGACTTCTAAGATTAAGAACCTTAGTTACTTCCCATCTAACCAGCAGCGCTGGCAGGTACAGGTCTACGGTTACTTGCTATCTAAGAATGGCTATCAGGTTAATACAGTTAACCTTGTTGCTATTGCTAGAGATGGTGCTGAGAAGGACATCAAGGTACATACAGAGCCTTACGATGAAACGATGGCACTGGCTGCACTTAGTTGGTTAGCTAACGTCAAGGCATCTACAACACTGCCAGAACCGGAGAAGGATCAGTCATTCTGCAAGGACTACTGCCAGTACTACGATGCAACAGAAGAGATGGGTTGCGGTGGTCTAAAGAAAGAACGTATCGTCCTTAGTGAAGTCGTGATTGAGGACGAAGAAGTTGATAAGCACGCACTGCATTACCTACAGTTAGATAGCAAGATTAAAGAGCTGGAAAAGGAACGCGAATCCTTAAAGGAATCTTTACAAGGCTCTACTGGTGTTACTGCTAGTGGCGTAGAAATCAGTTGGACAACAGTCAAAGGTCGTGAGACAGTTGATGCAAAAGAAGTTGAGAAACTTCTGGGGTTTGTACCGAAGGTTGTCGGTAACGAATCTGTAAGACTCAATATCAAAACAAGTGGAGGAAAGTAAATGGCTGCAAACGAAAACACAAAGTTCCAGATTAACTATAAGTTAGCTGACGGAACTCTTATCAATCTTTATGCTGCAGATGTAAAGGATCTTGAGACAGGTCTTACTGACCTATCAATGGTCGCAGCACTTATCAAGTCAACATCATCTGAACTATCAGGTGGTAGCGCACTAGCAACAGCTAACGCTGTTATTGCACAGCAGTTCAATGCAACACCAGTTGCTGCACCAGTAGAAGCACCAGCACAGCCTGGAGCAAAGGTTTGCAAACACGGAGTAATGGCCTATAAGACAGGTACATCAGCCAAGGGACCTTGGCAGGGTTATATGTGCGCCTCACCAAAGGGTGCGCCAGATAAGTGCGAGACTATCTGGGTTCGTTAATGTATGCGAGGACCCTGGGAGTTTGAGGATCCGAGTTGTAAAGGCATAGATACAGAGATGTACTACCCAGTAGAGCAGGCTACTTCGTTTCCTGAAAAGAAACTTATTGTTTCTATCTGCGGTAGTTGTGTACATCAAGCTGAGTGTGCAGACTGGGGCGTTCGACACGAACGCTTTGGTATTTGGGGCGGTTTAACTGAAACTAAAAGAAAAGAAATCCGCCGACAAAAGAATATTAGCCTTCCGTTTGGAGAGTTCTGTGCTTGATTTACAGCGTGCGTGGGGAACTGTCCTTACCAAAGCGACACCACTTCCTGACGTATGGGATGCACTAGCTGTAAAGCAAATTAAGTTTAGACGTGGACAAGTCTGTATGGTTGCAGCTGCACCCAATGCAGGCAAGTCTATGTTTGCTTTAATCTATGCAGTCAAGGCAGCAGTACCAACACTGTTCTTCTCAGCAGATACAGATACAACAACTGTAATGATGCGAGCAGCAGCGCACACATCTGGTCATAACCAGGTGAACGTGGAGCAGAATTTATCTTCTGACTCCCATTACTACGACACACACTTTGATAAGTTAAAGCACATCAAGTGGGTCTTTGACTCCAGTCCGTCACTCGATGATATCGAGTTGGAGATTAAGGCTTATGTCGAGTTGTACGGCCTAGCCCCTGAGTTGATCATCATAGATAACCTTATGAATGTAGCTGCTGAGACAGACAACGAATGGGCGGGGCTTCGTGCAATTATGATGGAGCTACACGATATGGCTCGTAAGACTGAGGCTTGCGTCTTAGTCCTACACCACGTCTCTGAACAGTCTGAGTACGGCAGTCCTACTGCACCACCAGCACGTCGTGCTATTCACGGCAAGGTTAGTCAGTTACCGGCGTTGATACTCACTCTTGGGTATGACCCAGAGGTAGGTGAGTTGAAGTTAGCTGCGGTAAAGAACCGCTTCGGTCCACACGCAGCAGACGGTAAGGATTTTGCAACCTTGTTAGTTAACTATGGTGCTTGCCAGATATCAGATAGAAACGCATACGGTGCGATGCTCGCCCGTGATGCACGCTATGGCTATACTGGTAACTATAACGTAGATGAATATGGAAATGAGATAGAACAATGAGTGATTTAGATAGAGAAGTAGCTATCCTTAAGGTCGATCTTGCTAACTTCTTCAACGCTTTGATTCAGTCAGGTGTTGTAGAGATAGTCAAAGATGAAGAAGGCCAGATGGTTTACAAGACTAACAAGGTAGTGCTCGTTGATGAGCAGCCCGAAGTACAATAAGGCTAAGGGTGCAGCCTTCGAGATAGATG